CACAGAGGCTCCCGAGTTTTCCTTGTCTTATTTTTTCCTTTATTTCAGGTCTTTTTGCTGGGTTGCTTTCACCATCCAAACAGAAATAGAATTTAGTAGAAGTTTGTTTTGCCCTATTTGCAAAATGAGGATTTTTATCTACCCCATAAAAATCGTGAAGAGCACATTCTGCTTCAAGTGCTTCTTTAACACTCTCAAAAGTTTCTAATATTATTTTTTGAGTTGGTTTAAAAGTTTTATCTTTATAGGAACCAAAATACTTTATATCTTCTTCTGGAAGACATTTACATTCTCTTTTTCCAATATATCCCCTACCATATTCCTCATAGGAATAATACACATAAAAGTGTTTCATACTACTCTAACCGGGTGACATGAGTATTTATACAAGAAAAGGGCATCAAGTGCCCCTTCTACCTGAAAAGTGTCACCCGATCAGGCACAATTATTTATCAACAGTCAAGGTACTTCCTAAGTGACTCAATCGTTTTATTCATACTTGAAAATAAAACTTGAATATCAGTCTCTGGGGAAAATCCCATTAAGACGACTGATTTTCTCAAATTCTCTTTCATTTCTACTGCATCAGGATCATCTGAAAGAGATAATCTAGTATACATTACACGCTGCTTTTCAAGAAGCGTTGTCAACTTTTCAATATGTTCCAACTTGTCTTCGCGGGACATCATACCAAAAGTCAAAATGCTTCCGTAGATTTCTTCTTGAAGTTTATTGATTTCTTTTAGTTCTTCTTGAATAATCTCAGAATCAAAAAATCTACTCATATATAATTTTCCGTAAAATTTTCTTATATTGGAACATATTGATATTTATGAAGGGATCATACTTTTTAATTTTTAAACTGACGGTTTCCCACACAGGATCCAGCAATTTCTTATCAAAATTTTGAGAAAATTGAAAGATTTTTTCGTAGATTACTAAGGTTTCTAAGGACAATTTGCCGCTTAGAAATTTTTTCAGGACTAATGGATGTCCTTTGGAACAGTTCAGAACATCGTCTAATTTTGTCTCCAAGAATAATTCTATTGATTGCTCCTTGAACAAGTATGTCAAACTCTGCTGTCTTCGCATCCAGTCTGCGTAAGTCCTTTCTCCAGAATTGATAATTTCTCCAATCCATAAATTACCTGGTGTGTCTGTTGCTACAAAATTTGATACTAAAAAATCTATGATTTCTTTATCGTTATACTTGCGACTTGTACGTTCGAAAAAATATTTATCGCGTCTTTTATTAAAGGATGCAATAGATGCTTTTGTTTTTTTGTGATATTTAAAATAATCATACTTAGGATTAGTGAAATGGTTTTTTAACCCAAGATATTGGGTATAAACCTCAAAAGGACTCATCTTACAAAGGCAAACGAGCGCGGGAAGTTTTTTTCATAAAATTAAGACGAACGGCATCCCATTTCAATCTTTCCTTAAGAGGTTTTGAAATCAGTTTTGTTACCGACTCAACCTCAAGATTATTAATTTCACAGTAGTGACAAATCGCATCAATGTAATTCATACCTTCTGTTACAACTATTTGTTCTATTTCAAGAGAAAATTTTGAAGGTGTCAAAAACTTATTTTCTATTACTTGTTCTAGTTCTTTATTTGGTTCCATACTGTTCCAATTTATCTCTAACAAACTCTCTAATGTATTGGGTGAGCAGTTTGAGGTATTTTGATTTGTCTCTTTCTTCATAAACGATACATTCTCCATTTTCGCAAGCCATGATAATTACAAGTTTTTTAACCTTAATTCCGGTTAATTCATATAGCATGGCACCATATGCCATACACTGCACAAAATAATGTTCAATCCATTCTCTTGGTTTTGGTTTTTTAGAAGTTTTAAAGTCAATTATAGACAATTCCCCATCAAACTCTGCAATACAGTCAACTGTTCCGGCAATTCCAAGAACTTTACTGTATAAAGATCCTTCGAGAGCATGAATATTATTTATACGATTTAAAGTTGGTTTAGATATTTTAAACAAAAAATCTGATAATGGTTGAACATCTGGAAGTTCTTTATTATACAAGTAATTTTCAACCAATGTGTGCATATCTGTTCCACGACTGGTTGCTTGTCGAGTAATCTTATCCGCTTCTTCTTCACCAACTTTTTTACGCCAGTTCGCAAAGAACTGGCGATTTTTATGACTGGTTACGGAAGTGATTGAAACTAATTTAAGAAATTGTTCATCATCAGGAACCTTATAATAACGAACACCCTCAATTGTTTCACGCTCTAACTTTGGAAGTTCAATATTGACATGATTAAATTTAAAACCTTTCTGGGTTTTTAATTCATAATATTTTTCAATAAGTGGATTTGTCATTAAAAACCTGCTTCTATTTTTGCAATAATATACTCTTTAACAAGACCAGAACGAACAATATCTTCTACTCCAAATTCAATTATATCAAACGATGGCATTTTACGCAAGATAGACATAAAATCTACAATACCATTACGTTCGTTTGTTTTTTGAAGATCACTCTGAGTTGCATCCCCACAGAACATAATTTTTGAATTTTCACCAACACGAGTAATGATAGAATCAAGTTCATGACTCGTACAATTTTGAAACTCGTCTACAATAATAATTGAATTATCAAGAGTCGTTCCACGCAAGAAAGAAGTACTCCAAAACTTAATGGTTTCCTGTGCCTTTAAATTTCCATAAAGCATTTCAAATTCAGCATCACTTGAAAGTTGGAACATGTACTTCACCATATTCTTATAAGGAATTTGGTAAATATCTGACTTATCATCATATGTTCCAGGAAGAAATCCAATTTCTCTTGTAGCAACTAAAGAACGAACAAGATATATTTTTTCATAAGGACTTCTTTCATCAAAGACTTCTCTTAAGGCGTTATATAGGGTAATAAAAGTCTTACCGGTTCCGGCACAACCATAAGCGACTAAATGTTTACCTTTAGCATAAGAATCAAATAATTTTCTTTGATTCTCTGTAAGGGGATCTACATCAATTAAATAATCTGCACTTAATGGTTTTCTACGCTTCATTTGACGAGTTGTAAGACCAACGCCAATTGGTTGATCTGCTCTTTTTCTTCTTGCCATATTAGAGTTTTTTTACGGTTGATTTTGGAGCTTTGCTTGCACGATCTAAGACTTCATTCCATCCAGGATTCCTTGCAATAAGTTTATCTCTCCACTCTCCAACTTCTCCAGGAGAAGGGCAAGTAGAAGGATCCGACCAATCACGAATCCATTCTGGATTATCATTTTTCCACTGATCCCAGTCGTGGATACTCATTTCCACTTCTTTCTGTTCGCCAGTAATCTTATGAATAACGGGGTATGTTGCCATAAAGTTATGAATTCAAGATATTTTATTTATTAGGGACTCAAACGAGCACGATGTAAACGTTTTTCTTCATAATACTTCCAAACATCTGGTGCCCAATCTTTAAGACTTGGTGCAAATTGTTCGCAAAGTGCCTGAATTTCAATTTGTGCATCCATTTTTGCTCTCAAGTCCAAAAAGTGAAGAACAGAACGAAGATTAAAAGAAACTACAAAGTTCTGACGAATACCTTGGGCAAGACCATCACGAATATGTTCCTCACACATTCCTCTATTGTATTTTGATGCATATCGTTTACAACCTTCTACATACCAATTTAAATCATCTTCATAATCCTCTTGAGTCCATTCATATTTTTTACCCTTCCGGTTGGTATAAAAACCAGGAGGACGAGAATAGAAAACTTCTTCAGGTTTCAGTTCTCCACTTGCAACCTTGAGAACTCTCTTTCCAGTGTAACGTTGAGATTGAACATCAAACGTTAAACCTACCCTGTGAGTCCTTCCTTGTACCATAACATTATGAACATACCCAGCAACAGAAAACGTGATTGCGGGGTGTTCTAGGGGGCCGTAGTGACCTCTCTCATTGCCTAAAAGTTGATCTACAATCCATTCACCACAATCAGAGTGATTAGGAACTTTTAGTGTATGAACAGGAACTTCAGAATAGTCACATTTTCCTGCCTGCCAAATTACTTTTTGCGGTTCACTATACTTGTCAAGAACAACTACCTGTAAGTTCTTATCGAATTCAAGAAGATCTTTTGCTTTAATGGGTTTCATTTCTTTCCAAATCCTTTTGATGTTTTTTCTTCGATTTTTGCAAGTTCTTCTTTCACAACTCGCAACTGTGATTTCATCTCCTTAAGTTGCTCGTCAGAATAAAGATGATCTTGCTTTGTCAGTCTTTCCAGCAACTTTACCAGTTCTTTTGCTCTTTTAGTCATCATCATCCTCAAAAATTTCATCGTAATCTAAATGCTTAGGTTTCACATCATCATACTTATATGCCTGAACATCAGAATAAACTTCTGCTTTCAGAGAGTCTATAAGCAATTCCAGATTACGAATAATAAGTTTTAGTTTGTCTCTATCCATACCTCATAGTTCTCTTCACTTATTTTACATAAAAAAAGGGGGGAAGTCAATCCCCCCAGAAAATTAGGCAACCTGAGGTTGCTTTGCCATATTCAGTTGTGCATCCTTAAGAAGTTTTTCTTTCTTTGCCTTTTTCTTGAGATAGCGAACAAAATAAGTATTCATTTTGCCACCTCCACATTATTGCAAGGACGGTATGTTAACCCCCGATATGTATTTTTTGGATGTGCCGGAGCATGTGTCTGGTTGTACCATGATACATACTCTTTTTTTGCATCTTCGGTGTCATAAGGACACCCCCTATAAACGACTTTTGACATTAGGTTTGCTCCTTTACTAAAAGTAAAATCGCGTTCCTTCAGTCGGCGTTTGCGTTCGCTATTTGCGAATAGCGAATGAACGACCTACTCTTTTCCACCTACGATTTGTAAGAGTAGTAGGCATTCCGTTCCGCGTCAACTTACTTCCGTCTGGATTTCCCAGATGAACGATAGAGGTGTTATACCTCAATAATAAATTTATACAAGTTTTTTTGTAACAATTGTTACAATTTTTAAAAACCTAAGAGGTCAAAAATTTTGGCGGAATTTTTTTCGACCCCTAGGGAAATCACTTTCGCTTTTTCTTTTCGGGTTTTTTATATCCCCAGAGTTTGGGATTTATTCTTCCGTGTCCAAAATTAATGCTCTTTAAATTATCACGAAACTTATCCCAGTACATATCAAAAATACGAACTCTGGTTCCCCTGGTTAAATCAAAACAAATTTTATCATCAACCATATATTTTACAATATAAGCATCATTAGGTACATCCTTAGTACAAACATCGGCATAAGATCCATTCTCAATCATAATTTCACAATTATACCGAGTTTTGCATGTTTCCTTTTCTACAGATGTCCAAGATTCCATATGCTTTTCTTTTTTTGATGTCATTTCAGACATCTCTTTTGTATCATTTATCATCAAAAAAATACTCCAATAAAAATTAAGAGCGACCTCCCCACTGAATGTCCGGATATGCTTCGGATACAAGTTCTTTGGTAATATTATATTTTGTCTGAAGTTTTTTATCCTTACAAAGGCAAAGAATTTCTGCCTCAAGTGGATGTAATCCCTGCAGAATATTAATAAACATAGTTTCTCTTCGCAAAGAACTTAGTCCTTCATTACCACCCTTCACAAAATTATAAAACTTTGTATATTCTTTACGGATTGAAGATTTTCCCTGATCCTGCGACCCAAGTGACCTACTTTGAATTTCATCCATTTTATTAACGGCATCGTTAATCTTTTCACTCAAAGTACCACTAAAAGAATTTTGTTCATCAACACCGGCATATGGAACATCTCCCTCCGGAAGAAGACTAATTACGGTTTCGTCAAAGTTCCAAATGAAAATAGTTTTAAGAGAGGGTGTTGAAAATTTTTGAAGAGCTTCAACTTTTTTAGAGTTATTCTTCAAATCAGATACAACATTAAGTATCTCAAAAATAAAAGGATTTGATGGCAAATCAGGAACTGTTTCAACCTTTACTTTTGGTGTAACGGTTCTCGATTTTGAAACAATAGGTTTCGGCTTTGCCTTATTAGTCGTCGTCTTCGTCGATGTCTTCGTATTCGTGTCCATTTTCAAATCTAAATGCAATTACTTCGTCGGGAATGATATTCCCATTACTATCAAAAAATTCAGAATGTAATTTAGGTTTATCCTGATAATTCATCATATATTCTCTGGCAATCCACCCCAGAATAGCCCCAACTATAAGAAACAAAACGGTTAGAAAGGATCCAAAAACTAAACTAACTGCTAACATTTCTTTTTCTCCGGGAAGGTACTATTTTTTCCTTATTGTGATGGAAAATTCAAAATAAATGGTTACTTCCCTTTTAAGAAAGCAGACCAATTTTTCAAATATGATATGTAAATCTTTGGATTGCTTTCTTTTACCTCCATTAAGAATAAACTCAATACCACGATTACCGTGATTTATATTTTTATTTATGTTCGTATTAGACAATTTGCTGTTCTTTAAGATATTTTATAGTATCAGAACATCCCCCAAGTTTTTTATCATCACAAAGAACTTGTGGGAAAGTCGCACCTTCTCCAAATTCAGATATAAAATCTTCTTTGGAAAAGTGTTCTCCTAAATTATACACCACAAACTTACTCCCGGTCAACTCTAAAACTTGCTTAACCTTATAACAATAAGGACAATTTTCTTTTGAATAAACTGCAAAATTCATAGTTTTTAGTTATATTAAATTGATTTGGGTAGCATCATTAGTCCTCATATTATAAAAGAAATTAAATCAATTGTCAAGAGGAACGTTTAAATCCTGTGCCACCAACTGACCTATTTCTAAATTCATACCAACTTCTGATTCTGGAACGACCAAAGTATTTGGAGGAGGTGTCCATTCGGTTACACCATCCCACAAGATTTTATTTTCACAAATTGATTCTGAATTTATTACCACATAAACTTCTGAGTGCATTTATCCCTTTCTCCACAATTCCTTTGAAAATTGAACCCAGTCTTTAATTCTGGTTTCCCAACTATAATATTTATTGCAAACTTCTACCTGTATTGTATTGTCAAATTCACCATTACGATACTCGGTAATCGTTCTTTTCAATTCTCGTGTAAATCTTTCAATATGTTTTTGACGATCAGGAATAAATCCATAATGTCTTGCAAATCCAAGACCAGTTTCAGGAAGTGCCGCAAGATTAGAAGAAAGAACAGAACATCCCGCACATAATGCCTCAATCATACAAATACAGGAAGTCTCCATAAAATAAGTTGGATATGCAAAGATATGAGTATTCATCAACTGCTCACGAATCTTGGAGTTATTAGTTCTTGTGTGACGAACAACTCTCTTATCATCATTTGCCAGTCTCAAACAATAACGAAGAAACTCTTCTTCTTGTGGAGGAACATGAGAATATTCATAAGTCTGCAGTCCCTGTTGATACTGTTTCTTTCTTTCATCAGGGTCTAATTCGTGAAAAATATGAAGTTCAAAGTCTTCTTCGGGAATCAGTCTAATAGATTCAAGAAGAACATCCAGACCACGAATTGGATTAGAATGGAACATCAGTTGGAGTTTTCCTTCTGGTTTCTTATGGGGTTCAAAAGGTTGTGTTGCGTTCTTCAGGACATAACACTTCTCCATAGGAAGTTGCAGTCGTTCACCAAATCTTTCATACTGCCAGTTAGATACAAAAACATATGCTTTGAAATGTTTCTGAAATTCTTTGTCTAGTAATCTTTCAATACCTTCCTCCATATGATGAGGATGTAACCATACGATATTAGAACTGTCTGGAGAAAGAGTGTTATCACCCGGAATCACTGCCCAGTGCCAATCTGCAAGGTCTGGAGCGGCAGGAAGAACATAGTCCTGCCAGGCACGACCCATAATCTCTGTGCCTCCTACACCATCAGGATTCAAAACTGCTTCAAGAAGTGGAGGCATATTATTGTGCAAATATTCTGGTTTGGTGATTACTTCTGCTGTCATTTCATAAAACTCCTTTGGAAATATTTTTATAATTAATGTTTTTAAATCTTCTGGAAAGTTGTTAAAGTTGTACTTATTATAGTTTTGATTTCTACCAAATAAATCTTTTTGAGATTTAATTGCCTGCTCGATATTACTATCGCTAATTATATCATCTTTATTAAACTCTTGGTGAGCAAAAGATTGTAATTTAGTTCTTATTCTTTCAGTGTCACCAAAGTATGAGAAGTGCCATCCACCATTTTCAATTGTAGAAGACTCATCTCCATATCTTAAGAAATCACACCCTTTATCT